GCGCAACCTATACCGCGCTCCCACCGGAGTGGATGAAATGGGAACAAAAAACTGGAAACACGATTCAGCAAGTATCTGAGAAATTGGGCATTGCTGATCTGATGTTTTTGGCGTACCACGCAATGAAACGCGAGTCAGCTGGAAAGCCTGTCAAGCCTTTTGAGATTTGGTGCGAAACTGTAACTGACATCAACATGGGAGAAACCGAAAACCCAAAAGTTACGAATCCGGATCAATAAACCGGATTCTTTGGGAATTGGCTATCGATACGGGATTGTCACGATCAGAGTTTCAAACAGCTGAGGACATTTTAACCGCTTTCGAGATACTAAGGATCAGAAATGGCAACTGAGTCAATCACCTATGACAAGGCTCAATTGCGCGGCATTTTGCAAGCTTTCAAAGGCATGGATGATCAAGCTGTCGCACAGGCCAAAGGCGTATCAAATGGCTTGGCTACTTATGTGCAATCCAAAATCAAAAGCGCAGCTAATGGCCGACCAAATAAAGCGGCCAGCCGTGTCGCTGATGGATCGCGTGTAAGCAAGTCATCAAAGATTGGTGAGCTGTCATTTGGCTTTGTTTCTCAGAAATTTAGCGGTGGCGGTACAACTCAACAACTTTGGGGCGGTTATGAATTTGGGTCAAATAAATTCAAACAATTCCCGGTGTGGTCTGGTCGTGAAGGTCGCGGATCAAGAGGATACTTTATTTATCCAACATTGAGAGCTGAGCAGCCTCACATCATCGCTCAATGGGAAGCTGCATTTACAAAGATTTTGAAGGAGTGGTGATGGCCGGTCAATCAAGAACGCTCAAGCTTTCGATTCTGGCTGACATTGACAACCTCAAAAAGAATCTTAACAGCGGATCAAATGAGGTTGAAGGTTTTGGCACAAAGCTCGGTGGATTTGCTAAGAAAGCCGGTGCAGCTTTTGCCGTAGCTGGAGCAGCTGCCGCAGCTTATGCTGGCAAATTGCTGGTTGATGGCGTTAAGGCTGCCATTGAGGATGAAGCCGCTCAAGCCAAATTGGCAACCACTTTGCAAAATGTCACCGGTGCAACAAATGCTCAAATTGCAGCCGTTGAAGAATACATAACTCAAACCGCATTGGCCAATGGTGTGACCGATGACCAATTGAGGCCATCGCTAGATCGGTTGCTGAGAGCCACAAATGATGTTGCTGAGGCACAAAAACTTCAAACACTAGCGTTGGACATCGCAGCCGGTACGGGCAAAGATTTGGGTGCCGTTTCTGAGGCATTGGGTAAAGCCTATGATGGCAACTTAGGAGCACTTAGGCGTTTAGGTGTTGGCATCGATGATTCAATAATCAAATCAAAGAATTTTGATGCTGCCGCTGCCGCGCTTTCAAAGACTTTCGAAGGTCAGGCATCAAGACAAGCCGAAACATTTCAAGGCAAAATGGCACGGCTTAGTGTTGCATTTGATGAAGCAAAAGAGACTGTCGGATCGTATGTACTTGATGCGCTAACACCATTGGTCAGCGGCTTTGTGGACAAAGGCATCCCAGCAATTCAAGATTTTGCCGGCAATTTAAGCAAAACATTGGGGCCAGCCTTTACTCAGATTTTGAAAATAGTTCGCGATGATGTTTTGCCAATTATCAAAGCTTGGTATGGATTTATTGCTGACACAATTGTTCCGGCTTTTGCAGCTGTCATTCGACCCGCATTTGAAGGTTTAGTCAGCGCATTTAACAAAATCAAAAATGCTGTTGTGGATAACAGCGATGAATTGAAGCCATTGCTTGGGTTATTCAAGTCAATTGCCACATTTGTAAAAGAAGATTTGGCACCAATTTTAGGTGGTGCTTTCAAATTAGCATTGCAAGCAATCGGCACAATTGTTGCTGGTCTTGTTACCGGTTTTTCAAAGCTTGTTGGGTTTATCACCAGCACAATCAATAAAATGAAGGAATTTGTTAATTTCATAAAGGATAATCCGGTCACACGCTTTTTCGGGGGTGGCGCAACTGGCGCAAGTTTTGTTACAGGTGCAGCTAGTGAAGGTTTAGTGTTTGGTGGGGAAGATGGTTCCGGTGGATTAGTAACTCCATCTGGTACAGGAATCTTTGCTCCAACGGCTGGCTCATCGACATTTACCGGCGCACCGATTGAGGCTTATTCACCAGCCATGCAAGCTGCAATTTTAAGGCGTGAGGAATTGAAGGCAGAAACCGAGCGATTAAGAGCTGCACGCGAGGCAGCTGCGGCAGCTAGATCAGCGGCCACCGGTGGCCTTTCAACAGCTGAAAGAATCGTCATCAATGTCAATGCCGCATCGGTAATCGATGAGGAAGGTTTCAAGCGTGCTGCCGTGGATGCGTTCAACAATTCATTTTATCGTGGCACAAATGGTGCTGCTGGATTGCAATTCTGATGAGCCTTTTTAATCCAATTTGGCGTGTTCGCGTAGGTGGTATTGAGTACACCAATTATGTGTTGGCCAATCTGACAATTACATCAGGCCGGACAAACATTTATGAACAAGCCAATGCCGGGTATGTCAATCTCCAGCTGATCAATCTGGATCAATCAAACATTGACATTGAAATTAATGATGCCATTTCTGTTGAATTGCAGGATTCGACCAATACTTTTGTGCCAATCTTTGGCGGTACTGTCGTGGAATTCGACATTGGCATTGCTGCATCGGGTGTCGTTGGCATCAATCAATCGGTGTCAATTTTAGGCTTAGGAGCTTTGGCCAGATTGCCAAAATCACTCACCGATGGCGTTTTGGTCAAGGATAATGATGGCGATCAGATTTACAGCATTTTGTCTGATCTGTTGCTCAACACATGGAACGAAGTGCCGGGTGCATTGCAATGGAATACTTACACACCGACAACCACATGGGCCAATGCTGAAAACTTAGGATTAGGCGAAATTGATCGTCCGGGTGAGTATGAACTAGCAAAACGCAATGCATCCACAACCGATGTTTATTCTTTGGTATCAGGTTTAGCCACATCAGGACTTGGCTACATCTACGAAAACCCACAAGGCCAAATTTCCTATGCCGCAGCTTTACACCGATCAATTTACCTGGCTACAAACGGATACACCGATCTCTCAGCGGCTCAAGCAATTGCCGACTCAATGTCAATCCAAACCCGATCCGGTGACATCCGCAACCAAATCACATTGAAATACAAAGAGAATTCAACTTTAGAGGTGACAGACACCGATGCTGCATCGGTCTTAGCGTATGGGCCATTGGCTCAAATCATCACGACAACCATTGAAAATCAAACCGATGCTGAGGATCAAGCTGCATTTTATTTGAGCTTGAGGTCATACCCACAGGCTAATTTCCGCCAAATCACTTTTGAGCTGACAAACACGGAAATTGATGATTCTGATCGCGATGCGCTGATCAACATTTTCATGGGATTGCCATTGCGTATCAACGATCTGCCGCTGAACATGGCAGCTGGCACATACCTTGGTTTTGTTGAAGGCTGGACATGGCGTGCCGCTTACAACAGCGTATCGGTCACGGCTATTCTTTCCCCATTGGCATTTTCGTTGCAAGCCATGCAATGGCAGGATGTACCAATCGCAGAACAATGGAACACAATCAGCGGCAGCCTCACATGGGCTGAGGCGTTAGTCGTAGCGTAAGGAGAAACAAGTGAGCAACCCGACATCGAATTTTGGATGGCAAATGCCGACACCGACAGATTTGGTTACGGATTTGCCGGCTGATTTTGAAGTATTTGGTCAGGCGGTCGATACATCGTTGGCTGATCTCAAAGGCGGAACATCCGGCCAAATCTTGGCCAAGAATTCAAACACCGACATGGATTTCGTGTGGATCACAAATGACCAAGGTGACATCACAGCTGTTAATGCTGGCACAGGTATTTCAGGAGGCGGCACATCAGGTGCGGTAACGATTACAAATTCAATGGCAACTGAAATTGCTGCCAAAGGCGATTTGATCGTTGGCACGGGTTCGCAGACTTTTGACAATTTAGGCGTGGGAACAAATGGTCACATTTTGACCGCTGATTCAACAACCGCAACAGGTTTGAAATGGGCCGCCGCGGCTGGTGGAGGTGGAAAGGTTTTGCAGGTAATCAATGCAACATCGACAACCTCGACCACAATTTCGAGTGGATCTTTTACGGACACAGGAATCACCGCAACAATAACACCTACATCTGCAACCTCAAAAATCTTGGTCATGATTTCAAGCCAAGTTTTATTTGATAGAAGTTCAGCAAATCAAGGTTTTTTTACTCTTTTACTTCGTGACGCAACAACGCTTGATGATCGAGAAGCTGCTTATTTAGAAACTGGAAGCGTTGCAAGAATTATTAATAGCGGTGTTTGGAATTTGACATACATGGATTCACCAGCGAGCACTTCCTCTTTGGTGTACAAGTTACAAGCAAGACCCGTTTTTACAACTAACTCAGGAATTGTGACATTCCAGTATGGTGGCGAACTTTCCTCAATTATTCTCATGGAAATAGGTGCATGATGGCAACAGCTATTGAAGTCGTTCAGATGTTGATTCCCAATGGTGGCTATGTTTTAACAGGTGACACCTATGAAGGATTAGAATTTATCGAAGCCGAACCAATTACGAAAGCACAATTTGAGGCTGGTTTTGCACAGTATGATGCGTGGAAAGCCGAGCAAGATTTAGCTGCGGCACAAGCAAAAGAAGCTGCACAAGCCAAATTGACGGCAATTGGTTTGACCTCAAATGATTTGAAAGCACTTGGGTTGTGACATTTCCACAAGGCACATTGCCGCGTTTGATTCAGGTTGCGCTCGCTGAGGTTGGCACAGCCGAAACGGGCAACAATGAAACGAAGTACGGCAAATTCATGAAAGCCGACAAGCTGGCATGGTGTGGCTCGTTTCTCAATTGGTGTGCCCATCAAGCCGGTGTCAAGGTGCCAAATGTTGTCAGCACACGAGCTGGAGCCGAAGCATTTCAGAAAGCCAAGCAATGGCATACAACGCCAAAGATTGGTGACTTTGTTTTCTTTGATTTCATCGTTGATGACAAAACCACAATTAATCACATTGGCTTGGTCATCCGAGCATCGGAAAAACAGATTGTAACCATTGAAGGCAACACATCCGGTGCTGGTAATCAGCGCAATGGTGGAGAAGTGATGGTCAAATCACGAGCTTTGGGAGCACGCTCATTTGTGGTCGGTTATGGCCGACCAGCTTATGAGCCATTTTCCGGTGATTTACCGGATCGACCAAAAGGAGAAAAATAATGGATCAAGCAAAAGCAATTGCGGCCTCATGGGGTCGCTCATACTTAGCAGCTGCATTGGCCGTGTACATGGCTGGCGGCGATTTTAAGGCAATGGCAATGGGTGGCGTGGCAGCCGTCGTGCCTGTCATTTTGCGCTGGCTCAATCCAGCTGACAAAGCTTTCGGTTCAACGGGGAAATGATCCGGAAATCACTCGCGGTGGGCTTGGCCTTTGTCCTTTCGCTAAGCCTTACCGCCTGTGGTTACGATGGATGGGTACGATACCCATGCCAATTGCATGAGAATTGGGAAAACCAAGAGTGCAAAAAACCGCAATGCAAGGTGACTGGTACCTGTTCGGAGGATTTGGTCGGCGATGGCTTCTAAACACAGAGACAGATTGAGCCAAGAGGAAATCAAAGCTCGATTGATGTTTCTCATTGGTGCGGTTTTGTCAATTGTGTTTTTAATTGTAACGCTTGGAATCACATACGCATTGATCTTTGTGACACAGCCAATTGGCGCACAAGCTCCCAATGATGCAGCTTTCATCGATCTGCTCAAGACTTTGGCAATCTTTCTAACCGGTTCATTGGGTGGGGTTTTAGCATCCAATGGCCTGAAAGACAAGACAAAATCAGAATACGAAAAAACTATTGAAAGGCGTTTATCCGGTAGCGACACGCCATGATTTGAGCGTGATTGTTGTATTTGTCGGCTGATCCTGTCACTCTCTATTTCGGGAGCTGATTCGCGGCTGCCAGAATCGGGAGCAACAAAATGGATGAATTATCAATTGTGGTCATGTGTTTGATCGCTGGAGCCTTATGGGCTGTCATGTCTTATTCGGTCGGATTCAAGGAAGGCCAGCGACAAGGCTACACAAGAGGCCGGGCGGTATCACGCCACATCTCTCAGCTCAATGAGAAGGTGGACAACTAATGGCCGGATTTCTAGAAAACTACGAAGGCAACAAAGAGCGCACGGATCGATGGATTGCCACATTTACCAATGGACGGCTTGAAGCTCACATCGTTGAATTCAATGCTGACAAAGGCTTTGTGCTTGTACAAGCTAAGGCATGGCGCAATCAAGAGGAAACAGAGCCAGCCGGCATTGATTACGCTTTCGGCTATCGTGAGGCGTACAACCCAAACATGAAACGCTGGTTTGTTGAGGATACTGTCACATCAGCTTTGATGAGAGTGATGGCGTTGGTTATGGGCGGCACGGAGAAGGCCACAAAAGAAACCATGGAGCAAGTCAAAGTCAATGATGCAACAAAGCCACAAGATTACGACTATTGGACAACCAAATTTGGTGATGTGCCAAGCTACAAGACAGCCGATGAAGCTGAGCAATCAGGCATTCCATCACTGGGATCATCGATGGATGAGATTGCCAAGCAACTCGGTGGAGAGCTTGTACAAGAGGCACCTCAATGCCGTCATGGCCATCGTGTCTGGCGCACCGGCACATCGGCCAAGACAGGCAAGGATTGGGCCAATTTCTCATGTGTGGGCAAAAAGCCAGATCAATGCGATCCGCTGTGGTATGTCTTTACAAGCCGAGGAAAATGGGAGCCACAAGTATGAGCGACTATGTTGAAATCATCTATCCACAAGAGATGATGGCCAAGCTGATGTGCAATGGCGAAATTGTTGAAGAA